AGTAGTGAACTCCCTTTAATACTATAAAATAGTTAAAAATCGAAAATGGAAGCTAAAAAAGGTGAGATATATGGAGAGGCAGTTGAAGCAATCAAATCAGGCAATGTACTGTCACCTGATATAATGAATAAATTTCTATCAATCGTTGGTAAAACCTTAAAAAACTACACTATCTCATCGAACAAAAAAAACATAGAAAGGGTATTCAAACAATGTACTGCTGATGCTGACTTTTATAAAGACACCATTGCATTAGCTGAATCAATACTCCATAGTGCACCTAATCCTGGCCAAATAGATATAGTTGCCACTGTAATAGGTTTGTTAGAACTCATAAGGCATGATGTACTACTTCTATCAATCAATGAACTCTTACAAATGGCTGGTTATCAGATAATGGGCTATGATCAGCAGATAAAGAATATCTTCCCTGAGATTGATAGTATATTAACACCTGATATCTTTTTCAGGTCTGGAGAATTCTATTATATCCTTGAGCTAAAAGTGAGGAATAGAAAAACAGATTTATCTATTTACTATAATAGATATAAATCAGCTGTACAATGTCACACCAAGAATATTTCTGTTGGTGTTTTTAATGTTGCAAAAGATGGCTTTATCCAAATGGGTGATTTTAACTTAGCTGATATAATTAATATCAACTTAGAAATAATAGAAGATGTTATATACTGTATTAACTTATGCGATAGCTTGAGGGAAAAATACAGTAGATATCCACAGTATTCATTTTTCATGCAAAGTGGACTAATATCTGATAATCAAGAATCATTTATTGAGAGTGGATTTAAGCAAATGTCATTAGACCATCCTAATTATGAAGAAATCAGTTCTCTTTTTGGTTCCAAGTGGGAAACTATCCTCCATGATATGGATAATGTTAGTTTGTTCACAAATAATGATGAGACCACTGATATGTTACTTAATGCACATAGAGATCTATACCAAGATTGCTCTGACAACTTTTTTAATTTTTATGGGCATTATCACAATCAATACCTTACTACAAATTCTTATAATCAAACTTGCTTAGAGAACACTAATTTAACATCTATATTAGATGCCAAAAATGCTGAAAAATATAATATCACCAATAAATACAAGCCATCTGTATATATACCTATAGCCAAAACTGTGTTTTTGGACAAATTTAATTATAGCAGGTTAGATTTTTACAAATCAGCATTCGTTGATATACAACAAAAAGGTGATCCATATACAAAATCTGTCATAAATCTAGTTGATGCTATATTTAATAGTGTGGCTATAGATTTACTAATTAAGAAAAATGATGAAATAGATGTTAATGTCTATAGAGATGTTTTGACACCTGAATTCTGTAAACATGTTAATGATAATACTAATAAGTTTAAGCGTATAGCAAGTGTATCAAGAATCACTAGTGACACTAGTATTTTGAATAATAATACATTCTCAATCAACCATCATGTTGACAAATTCATGAAAGAGAATATCTGTGGGTTCAAAAGCAAACATTATGACACAACAATACCAAAGAAAGATTGTTTATCTATCAAGAATTGTGAAGATGATTTGTTAGACCTTATAAAATTGATGGAGGAGATATTTAAAAGCAAACACTATGAAGGTGTGTATGCAAACGATTTGGTCAGTGTAGATTCTGATAATATGAATAATTACATTTGTGATCTACCTCCTGTTTGCAGGACTAAATATCTAGATCATCTTTATAGTCAACACAATATATTTAAAGCATTAATTTCTTTGAACACTGTAAATTCACATAAGTTCCGATTGGTTCAGACTGCAGATCCCTGTACAATTTTAATTATGCTACCAAATGCAGACTCATTAAAAAAAGCACCACTTAGATATTTTACACTAACAATCATTGAAAAAAAAGATGAAATTAGTTATAATGCCAATAAATTATTGGGTATAGCTCACAGTCTTCTACTAGGTAGAAATTATAATATTATATTATCTAAGGTTGTCAGCTTGGATGTCACTAGGTTAAAATTGCTGAATCACTCATTTGGAAAATACTGTTTGATTATGACATATTATGGTAACTTGAAGAAAGATCCCAGACACCAGATCCATTTTACCATCTGGTTATTATGCCAGTTTGTCACAATATCATCTCTAAGTATAACTGACACATATAAAAACTTTGTTATGGCTATCTATTCAGATTACTCAAATATAGATAACTTAATTGACGATAAACTCGAATCTAGACCCACAACATTGGCGCATGCCTTCATACTCCAACGATGTTTCCATGGATTGAGCCAAGCCTCTCACCAACTGAAGGTAATTAATAAAAATAAAAATCAAGAAGACATAGATGAGAAAGGTGAATTAATCCAAACAGGATTTAACAATAATCTGTCATTAAAATTACCCATATCTGGCCTGAGTGTTAATAATCCAAGAGAGATCATACATGAGGCTTTCATGCTTTTTTATTTGGGAAATAAAGGTTTACATGGATCACCTCAAGAGTTGTTAAAGTTGTACCACACACCTTATAAATTTGAAAAAGAATATATAGAGATGATCAACAAGTATGGTGTTTTGCTTCAAGAAGATGGCAATGACTCCAATATGTCATTTTCATATGATTCTCTAAGATGCACAACATTGACAGCTTATGCTAACCTATACAATAAGAAAGATGTTATCAGACAAAGTATAACTAATGAGCTTCAAATGGATAAACCAATTCTTTCATTAAAACAGTTTTCTAGCACTAAAGCTATGGTATCTAACACAAAGCAAGATGAGCACGACTATTCTGGTAGATTACCAAATGATATAGATATACACTCACTAGAGAAAATAGTAACAGAGAGTAAGATAACAGATGAGTCTGAATTTATGAGATCTGTAAATGCAGAAATTTACAGGATAAACAATAAACGATTACAGGATTCTAGTAACAATGAAAAGAGATCCATCAATCTTCTACCAGAAATATACATAGAAACTATTAAAGGTGTCAAATTTATAAAAATAAAAAGACATGAATACACAAGGATGATTAGTGGCGATTATCTTGGGCAAAAGAATGCAAAGGTGTTTGATGAATTTTTTAAACTAACTGAAGAATATAATCTTTTAACTCTTAAAGATGCATACTCAAGATTGATACATGATCATGAATTGCTTATTAGAATCTTCTATAAGGATCAAAGAACAGCTGAGGATAGAGAAATATACACTGGTAATGCACAAACTAGACTATGCCTATATCCAATAGAGAAAACATATAAAGCAATATGCAAGCACATACCTGGTGAGGCAATCACTATAAGTGGTGACCAAAAGCAAAAAAAACTTTTAGAACAAAGACTAGCATTAATAAAAGAAAAAAGACAAAAAAGCAAAGACAACAAACAAGCAGAGATATATTCTGTATCCTCAGATGCTTCAAAATGGTCAGCTAGAGATATATTCTTAAAATTTATAGTGACAATATCTCTCAATCCATACTTACACCCAGATGAAAAGTGGTTTCTACTATTTCTGTGTTTTAAATACTACAAAAAGAATATTGTATTGGCAGATAGTATATTCAATCGTATGATTGGTCTAGCTTCAGAAGATAACACAGGTCCATATGAGGATATGACTGAGAATTTCTCTAAAAATTATTTCCAAGTTAGAAGTAACTGGCTTCAAGGTAATCTAAATATGATATCTTCATTTGTGCACCACTGTGCTACACTTTACACTGAAACTATGTTAAAGATAGTGTCTGACAAGTATCGCTTAGAATGCTCAATGACATCGATGGTACATTCAGATGATTCAACATATGATTTCCTGATATGTGATGGCACAAATAGGCAGCCAAACATATTTACAAAAAAAGAAAATATAGGTAAATTTATAATAGCACTTATAACTTATTCAAACAGGAAACATTGTATAACACTAAATGAAAAGAAGACTTATATCAGTACATTTTATAAAGAGTTTCTGTCAACAATAATAGTGGGAAACGAATTATTTTTCTTTTATCTGGCTGATCTACTACCATTAACATCTGACACTAGTTATGCATCACCATTACAAGATTTAGCATCATACTCAGGTTATATAAACAACTCTTTTTCTCATGCATGTCCAAGGAACATGATACAAACTGCTATAATATTAGTTAATCATTTGACACTATCAACATATAATATGCAATACACATCAGACAAGAACCCCAGATTAAATATAAAGTCCACAGATTTACCAATCCAAATATATCCTAGGTATAAATTACCTATAGATTTGGCAGGAATGATTCCATATTATTCAGCAGATGCATTCAATATACTAAACGATATCATACTAAAGCTACAAAAACACGATAAACTTAAATCTGAATTAATAGAAGATGTGTTAACATTGGATCTCATAGAGGAATATATAAGCATAGTGAAGAAAACCACACCAGACATATTGAAGTATTTAAAGTCATGTGTTTTATGTATGGATTACACTCAGTATGAGCGTGATGATTCAGATCCCTATAATATTATAGATTATGATTTAAGCCAAAAATCTATTATTAATGTTGTCAGTCTAAATAAAGGTACTAGATTGAAGAAGACATATACATACAAAAAATATTTAGAATCAGAAGAAAGTGTCAGATTGACTTCAGCCATACACCCAGAATGGTGTGTATGTAAACCTAGTGATCCTGATTTGATTAAGTCCAATATTCTACAAAACTACACAAACCCAAATTTTAGAGATGGTTTAATATTTTCAACTCCAGCGATAGATTATGGTAGAAGAGTTATAAGTTCAAATAAGAATGTATATACCATAAGTTCACATGTGATGGAAAAAGATAGTGCAAAAAATATCAAAAATGTATATAAAGATTTAGATAATAAAATTAACAGTGTAGATATCACTGCCAAGGATATACAGAGATACTTGAGTTTGTACCTATTAAGCGACAAAAAGGTTTCTATGGCCATCCAGGTTTACTTTTCTAAAGTTGAAACGGTGACCATGGCTAGACCATCATACAATAAAGTTATACAACCAAGAAGTGTTTATGCTGAAGATTTTGGTAAATATTCTAATACATCTTTAGTTGAATCATTTTTAACATCTAGACACTGTAAAATATCCACACTAGATCCAAAGACTGAAAAGTTTGTAGATATATGTGAATATGTGATGGAAAGAATAGGTGATATAAAAATCTACCAATTCCCAGAAGACATTGATGAAGATTATACAAGATATTTTAAATTTAAGTATCCTGATTGTGCAGAAGTGTCTATAGACGTAGAACCAATTGATGATTTGGGGGATATAGGTCTCAAAGTGTATAAAAACAAATTAAAATTCATGTCACTATTAGTCAAATATTTTAATGATATTAAAAAGACCATTGATAACCCTAGGTTTAACTTAGCTAATTATCCTTCACCATCTTCAATAATCATGACTATTGATTCATTATTGAGGAAAGATGAAATAAGCACAAAAGTTTATCTATCTAATATAAAGACCACAAAATACGATGACTATCTATTAACCAGGTTTGGAATGTATGCCCACAATGATTTCCATATAAAATATAAACTTGGGTACAAAGTCAAAATCGCATCTAGTAGTCGTATTGCACAGAATCTACAAACATATAGAGATACATATGAACCATTAGCATTTGTCACAAAGTTAATCTCAAGGAATTTAGAGCTGTTTAATACACTTGTTGAACATGAAGAATTTCAAACTGGCCATTATAGATTTAATGAGATGATTGAGATATTAAAAAATAGTAAAGATATAAACAGCTCAGCTCTCTTATTAATGCTGGGCAAAGTACAAACAAACAAATTTATGATATCAATGTTGAATGATAATAGAGTTTATAATCACTGGTTAATACCAACCAATAGTGATCCAAGGGATCCTAATATGTCTTTGGTATATTATTTATGTCAAGGAAACATAATGAAAGTAAGGACATTTACTCAAAATGATGCTGTTGTTTTTAGCATGACTTATTCTAGATATGTAAATAGAGATATTGGGGCTTTAGCTAGTATAAAGAAAAAAATTGCTTCTGATTATGTTGAATTATTAAGATTTTGTAAAGTAACCAATCAGGTGGAAGCATCACCAAATTTTGGTGTTTTTAATATAAATGAATATGGTAGATATACAGAGTATATAGGGCCAAGAACTTTAAATGTGTGTCAAATCTATTATAGCCGAATCATGGATATCACACCTTCATATACAGAAGTTGATGATAATGTTAAGCTAATTCTAAGTGTAAGAACAGATCATGAAACCTTAGATTTTGAGATAAGGATTAGGACATACATAGATGAGGAATATTATCTAGAATGTCTCTTAGATAATCTAGATATAGAATGTAATTCAATTCTGGGCTATATATGTGAAACCATGTTATTACATAATCATCCATCACACTTAAAAAACCTACTCACTAAAATGGGTCCCAACCATATGCTTTCATTAATGAGGAATCACACTGATGCAGAATGTATCACTGATAATATAAATATAGAAAAGTATAGCTTTCTACCACAAATAGGTCTGTATTTCCATAGCCAAGGTAACACATTTATTGGTGATGTATGTGAATCTTTACAAGTGGTAGCCTTGAATAATAACGTAGATATATCAACTCCAAGAAACCCAAGTAGATTCATCAATAGTTGCAACAAAATACGACTGTCAACAACATGTCACAATGATGTAATCCAGAAATACAAACCTGATGAAGGGATACCATATCACAAACTATTTGTTTCAATCATGAAATATAGATATAACCAAAATCCTGTTGAAAAGTTAATATTATTTTTAATTCTAATCTTCAGATTCTATATACATGATTATCTTGCAGGCAGTGAAGAATTTGAATATTAAATATCACTAGCTTATAAGACCTTTATTGTATTTCTGTATAGTTTATAATTGTCATTATAATTAAAGGGAGAACACTACT